AACAGAAAGAACTCATAGAAAAATATGTTTTTTCTTTTTCTGACAATGGGATTATGGTAAAGACATATTTGAATGAAGAGATTTCACGATTAAAGAACAAGCTGGCTGAATGCAAAGAGATTCAAGAAGTTACAGAGAACGCTGAAATGATGAATGGCGTTGAAAATGTACTCCGTATAGTGGAAGATTTCAAAAATCACCCTGTTAGTGACAAGATGATTTTAAAAGTTCTAGAAATTCAAGAACTCATATCGGAGGCTCTTGACAATGGCAATTAACATTCAGGTCGACCCCGCCGGAATAAATATTTCTGATAGCGAAAGAAAAGAGCAGTCAAAAATAACTCTTGAATTAAACGCCCGTTCAACTTTAGACGGGAATTTAGCAATATTTGACCACGAAGACATTGATATCGTTATTATGCCCAGAGAATCAAAAATCTTGACAATGGCCAAGGAACAGATGTCCGATGAAGTATATGATACTCAAAGTAGATTGTTTGAGTTTTTGGTAAAAAAGGGCATTGTATTACCAGAAAGTGTTCAGGGTGGTAACGTGTACGGTTCTTTGGAAGCAAGATATCCTCAGTCCAACGATCAAGGGGTTGATACATTTCAGGCAACAATATTAAGTGTTAGTAAGTTTCTTGATCAAGAAAGACCCTTCTTTGAGTGGAAGAAACAACAAGAAGTGGAGAGAGATAAAGAGCTGCTCAACCCGGACGAAGACGCTTCAACAGAATTGGGGGAAATACCCCACAAAGAAACACAAGGTACGATTTCTAAACATCTTGGGATTAGCGATTACAGTACATTTAGGGGATATTAAC